ATTATCACATAATTCTATCCAAGATTTAATTTGTGCAACTCTTTTTTGTAATAATAAATAACGTGAAAACATTTTAGCTTCAGGTATATCAATTGTTTTTAAAACTTCTTCATTAACTATAATATTTCCTTTTTCTGTTTTAAGTTCAGGCTTCCATCCTTTTTCCATTAGACGTTCAGCAATTTGTTTTCTACTTCCAATATTAAAAGGAATATATTTAACTTTAGTTTTTAATTGAACTTCTGTAGGAGGAAATATTTCTTGAGCTTTTTCTATTAATTGATCAGCTTCATCTTGTAAAGTTGTCATTAATTCAGATGCTTTACGTATATCTAAAGTAAATCCATTATCTTCTTGTTCATCTAATATAACTCGTATCTTTTTTTCTAGTTGAATAGATTGTTTAGAAAAGTTTTTACTTTCTTTTTCTAATTCTTTAGCTACTTTATAAGTAAGTTCTACATCTTGTTTACAATATTCTAACATTGCAGGAGTATAATAATCAAAAGAATCAACATCTCCTTTAGGAAAATTTAATCGTTTACCCCAAGATTCTAAACTATGCCCATCTTCTCTAATAGGATTAAATAGCTGAGACTCTAATAAAGTATCTCGTATTTGATCTGATGTAATATTTGATTTAGTAAATTTATTTAATAAAGGAGCATCAAAAGATAATCCATTATGCATAATAAAAGTATCAACTAATTTAGACCACTCTCCAAATTGTTCACATTCTTCTTGTACCCAAGTTTTAATCTTACCTGTATCATAACATTTTGCTACAATACAATGTATTTCTGTAGCTTTATTTTTAAATCCATTTGTTTCTATATCAATTACTGCTGTTGTCATTTTCTTTCCAATCACAATCTTCTGTTGCACCACACCAATTACATTCTTCTTCTTTACCAATTTCCATTTCTGTTTCTTCAACAGGACAATAATGTTTCCACATTTCTATATCAATCATACTGCAAAACTTTCTCCACATCCACATTGAGATGTAGCATTAGGATTAACTATTTTTAAATATGATCCTGCAATATCACTTGTAAAATCTATTTGTGAACCTAAAATATACATAGTAATCATAGGATCAATATATAAAAAACCTGTTTTTAAAACTATAATATCTTGATCTTCCATATTTTTTGTTTTCTCTTTAGTTAAATCCCATTTATAATTAAAACCAGCACAACCACCACCATCAACAGATAATATCACACCTTTAACATTATTGTCAATAATTATTTGAGATAAATGTTTATCAGCTTCTTTTGTTATTGTTATTACATTTGGCATATTACACCTCAAATTGATTTACATTGTCATTAAAAATATGATCTTGTTCTTTCATACGACCTGTTGTTGCATTATAAGTTAAATTTGTAGCTATACCTGTATCTCCTGTATATCTATTTTTAAGTATACGAACTATAGTCGTATTAGCTAAAACAGGATCAGTAGCTTGTTGATTTCTTTCTAATCCTATTACACAATCAGATAAGTGAGCTATTGAAGCAGAA